AAGAGCGCCGCCGGAAAGATTTGGCAATGGCAAGGAAGCGAAGACGGAAGACGAAAGGACGTGCTGCGTGATTGGACTGATGGAAGTGACGAAGTGCCTTGGATGCGGAGAAGTTTTTTGCGGTGCGGGCCTTTGCCCGGATTGCGTGCGGTTGGATGCGGTCTATGTGTCGAAGCGCGCCGCGAAGGCGCGGATGCTGCGGCATGAGCAGCGGATCGATATGGGCGTGGTGCCGCATGAGCCTAAGCGGTATCAGCACCTGGCTCCGGTGCTGGCGATCGTCGCTGTGGCTGTGATCCTGTCGCCGCTGGCCTGCTATGCCGCGTGGCACATCGGCAAGCTGCTAATCGCATACCTGTGCGGTGCGCAATGAAGGCGGTGCGATGGGTGCTCGACTTGCCCCGGAGCCGCCGAGATTATTTCTTGCGTGGAGCGGCAGCGATATCGGGATTGATCGCGGGAATCGCGATTCAAGGGATTGGGTTTTGTATTGGCTGGATTCTCGGTCAACTGTTCTGGCACTAAAACTTGGTTCGAAAAAGGAGAAGTGAGATGGCGATTGATTTGGAAGGTTTGGTTTTGAAAAGCGGCGGACACAGTAGTCCTGATGAGGGCGTATGCCTGATGGAAGCGGTGGCGCTGTTCAATGGGGAAGCTCACAGTGATAAGCCGCAGTGTGCTTCGCCCGTCCTGACTCGATTCGGGATTCGGCTCAACGATTCGTTCGATGAAGAATACAGACAAAAACTCAAGGCTTTTATCCCGAAGCTCGTCGGCTCTCGAAACGCGGCTCTCGAGGAGCGCAGAGTTTATTTTCTCGTCGATCGTGCGGTTCGATTGTTTGCGCCGATGGCTCTCCGCTCGGCCGCCGACGCGTTAGAGGCTCGAGGCATCGCGAATCATCCGCTAGTTCTTCGTGTCCATGCGGAGAAGCTAGAAGGCTTTCCAGAGGTAACCGCCTACGTCGCCAACGCCGCCTACGTCGCCGCCGACGCCGCCGCCAACGCCGCCTACGCCGCCAACGCCGCCGCCGCCGCCAACGCCGCCTACGCCGCCGCCTACGCCGCCGACGCCGCCGCCTACGCCGCCAACGCCGCCGCCGCCTACGCCGCCAACGCCGCCGCCTACGCCGCCGCCGACGCCGCCGCCTACGCCGCCGACGCCGCCGCCTACGCCGCCGACGCCGCCGCCTACGCCGCCAGAAGGTCCGTATGGGAAAAATCAATCGAAGTCTTCGGGCAGGCGATTGAGATTGTCGAGGTCGCGGTATGAGAGGGAGTCAGTTTTTGCAGGAAGAAGCGATTGTTACAACCTGGTCGGGGCGGCATATCGATCTGCTGAACCCGGTTCCATCGCAGATCCATATCGATGACATCGCGTGGTCGCTGGCGCGGACGATGCGGTTCAACGGGCACACGTCACGGCCTTACTCGGTCGCAGAGCATTGCCTGCTGGGCGTGGGCCAGTGCCCCGCGGCGAGCCGCCTTGCCTTCCTGCTGCACGATGCCGCGGAGGCTTACCTGGGCGACGTTGTGGGGCCGCTGAAGCGGACGCAGATGTTTGCCTGGTTTCGCGGGTTAGAGGCGCAGTGGGAGGCGGCAATCTCGCTGCGGTTCGGCTTGCCCTGCCTGATGAATAAGACCGTCGAGCTTATCGATCAGCGGATGCTGATGACGGAGCTCCGCGACTTGATGGGGCGCAGACCGCTCTCAACCGATCGCCACAGGCCTTTCTCGATGGTGATCGGCGCAGCTCCCGAGTCTTTAGCGGAGAGGTTTATCGCGAAGTTTGAGTTGCTCGCACCTAAGGCATCGGGGGCGCGCTGGTGAGAAATCTCTGGGATCATCGCGAGCTTCTGCTTGTGTGCCTCGTCGTCATCGGCCTGACGGTCGGCGGCTCGGCGGTTGGGATCGAGCTGCGTCATGGTCAGCCGTGGGCGTTCGCGGGTAGGACCGTAATTGAAAGTTTCGCAATTCTGATTCGGATGTGAGGGATGGCTATGAAGGAACAGACGTTTGATTTGATTTGCGATCTCGATGATGACGAGCTGCGGGAGCGGGGCAATACGCTGAGCTCCACGGCGCTCGAATACGACAAGGTCGAAACCAATAAGAAAGACGCGATGAAGGGATTCAGTGAAGAGCTGAAAGGGTTGCGCGGGGAGATTCGCAAGCTCTCTGGAATTATCCGGCGCAAGCAGGAGAACCGGCCCGTCATCTGCTATGTCGAGTTTCATTCGCCAGTCGTCGGCACGAAGCGGATATCGCGCAAGGATACCGGCGAGTTTGTCCGTGACGAAGCTATGTCGGCGCAAGAATGCCAGACCACCATCTTCGATAAGAGTTCGGTGAACTGAGTTTTAGAGGTTCAGCGCCTGCTGACGCACGCAGCTCGCGCTGAGGGATGACGGGAGCCGGGATTGCGAGTCCGGCGTGGAGTTGGCCGCTGCCTCCCGTCATTCAAGTTTTTATGTAGTACCTGAGGAGATTTATATGCACCCCATTGTTGTAGTTGGCGAGGCGAAGCCTGGTGATGTGATGGAGGGGCCGTTTGTCGCGGTGCCGCTCGCGACGTGGGAGGCTGCGTCGGCGGCTTCCGAGCAGGTTGCAAGCCTGACGGAGAAGCTCAAGCAGGAGCGGGAGCTCAATGCAAGGATCACGCAAAACTTTCAGGAGTACATGCGCGACCACCAAGTGCTGCTGTCTCAGAAGAAGGCGGGGCGATGAGGGCGGCGCGGAAGATCCTGCTTTATTGTGCGGATGCAGTGGCCGGCGAGCAGATGAAGTGGCTGCTGGAGATTCGCTGCGTCGTGCCGCGGATAGCGGTGACGGCGGTTGCGTCGCCCGAGGCGTGGATTGAGGCTGCGTCGTCCGAGACGTTCGCCTGCTGTATCGTCTATCGCTCGAAGCTCGGCGAGACGCCGATGGTGGACGGCCACGCCTGCGCGGATGCCCAGGTGTACGAGACGCTTCGCCCAGCTCAGGGGAGCGTGGTGGTGATCGAGCTGATGAATGGATTGCCGCCCGCGCCGTATAGCTGTGCTCACCGGCTGATTGCCGGAAAGATCACGCAGGCGATGGCGGATGTGGTTGAGGCGGTGAAGATATCGTGCTCGCGGCGACGTGGGCCGTACAAGGAGCATGATCCCCGGCGGGGATTCTCGCTGGCTGGCGCGGCGGATCGGAAGGTGGCGTGATGGGTAGGAAGACGGCAATCTCATGGACAGATGCGACGTGGAACCCGATTCGTGGGTGCAGCCGCGTGAGCGAGGGTTGCCGCAACTGCTATGCGGAGAAGGTGGCGTATCGGTTCAGTGGCGAGCGGCTTGATGGAAAGCCAGCGCCGTACAAAGGCTTGGTTCAGCGCACGTCCGATGGTATGCGGTTGCCACTATGGAACGGCAATATCAAGTTCGTCGAAGAGCATCTGCTGGATCCGCTGCGCTGGAAGAAGCCGCGCCGTATCTTCGTCAACTCAATGAGCGATCTGTTTCATGAGAACGTCACCGACGAGATGCGCGACCGTATCTTCGCTGTGATGGCGCTCTGCCCGCGACATACGTTTCAGGTGCTCACGAAGCGGCCGGAACGGATGCTGGCGTATCTGCGGATGCTCGAAGATGAGCGCGATATGCAGCGCTGGGCCAATGCGGCGTTAGATTTTGACCTTGGACCATTCGCGGCCGATGCGGTGAGGGAGTGGGAGTGGCCTCTGCCGAATGTGCAGCTCGGCGTCTCGGTGGAGGATCAGAAGGCGGCGGATGAGCGGATTCCGCTGCTGTTGCAGACGCCGGCGGCGGTGCGTTTCATCTCTGCGGAGCCGCTGCTCGGATCGATGAATATTCGCCCATACCTCAGTGCTGAATGCATGCACGAAGACAGTTACTCGGAAGACGACACTAACGCGACGATCTGCCGTAGATGCGAAGACACCCCGATCCTCGACTGGGTGATTGTCGGCGGCGAGAGTGGACCTGGTGCGCGACCGATGCATCCGGATTGGGCGCGGAGCCTGCGCGATCAGTGCGAGGCTGCTGGCGTGCCGTTCTTCTTCAAGCAGTGGGGCGAGTGGGGTTGGGAGCCGCCGATACGCTGGACCGCGACGCCCGATATGGCGGGGCAGCTCTATGGCCCATTTCGGCCTACGTGCGGCGGTCCGGGAAGCGATAAGCGCTTGATGTGCCGGGCTTACCCCGCGAAGATTCCGGCGGACCTGGGCGGCATCGGCGATCGCTTCTGGGTCATGTTGGAGGAGGCTCATCGTATTGGCAAGAAAGCTGCTGGCCATCTGCTCGACGGCAGAGAGTACCACCAGTTTCCGGCAGGTTCGCGATGACGAAGAGTCGTGGAATTCTGCCGCAGAAGCGGTTCTGGACGCCGGAAGAAGTTGAACATCTGCGCCGGGTCTATCCGGACACGAAGACGGAAGAGCTGGTCCCGGTGTTCGGGCGAAGGCTGTGCTCGATCTATAACGCGGCGATAAAGCACGGAATCTCGAAGAGTGCGGCTTATCTTGCAAGCCCGGCGGCCTGCCGTCTGCGGCGCGAGGCCACGCCGGCGTCGATTGCGACCCGTTTCAAGCCGGGCCTGGTCCCGGCGAATAAAGGTCTGCGGCGGCCGGGATGGGCTCCGGGAAGAATGGCCGAGACGCAGTTCAAGAAGGGCGAGCGGCGCGGGAAGGCGGCGGAGAACTGGGTTCCGGTGGGCACGATCCGGACGGATACTGAAGGTTTTCTGCGCATCAAGGTTCGCGACGCCTCGAAGGGTGAGGCGACGGGCTACGGCAACGTGAAGGTATGGCCGCTGCTCAACCGGCATGTGTGGGAGCAGCACTATGGGCCGATTCCGGCCTCGCACGCGGTCGTCTTCAAGGATGGCGACCGGGCGAATGTCGATATCGGCAACCTGGAGTGCATCTCGCGGAGGGACCTGATGCTGCGGAACAGTTCGCAGCGGTGGGGTAAGGAAGTTTTTGAACTGATTCAACTGCGCGGTGCACTCAACCGCAAAATGAGGAGCCTTGGTGAAAAACAAGATATCGGATCTACGCAACCATCTGTTTGAGACGCTCGAAGCGCTCAAAGACGAAGAGAAGCCCATGGACATCGCACGTGCGAAGGCGGTAAGCGATATCGCCCAGACCATCATCAACACGGCCAAGGTCGAGATTGAATTCTACGAGGCAACGGGCGCGATCGAGTCAACCGAGTTCTTCGATGCGCTGAGGCTGGAAGATCGGGGCGTCACTCGTCCGGGCGGCCTGAAGGCGCTGCCGGGAGCTCGGCAGGCATGAGCAAGGGTAAGGGTTGGGACCTGACGAGCCTGCACTCGCTGGAGGGCGCGGCGGAGTGGATCGGTAAGAACAGCGGCGCGCTGCTGGTGCTTGTGGTGCGTGCGGAGGATGTGGCGTTCGCGGTCGATCCCACGGTTACGCCGTCGGCGGCGCGGGACATGGTTGAGATCGTGATGCCGGATGCGATGCATCGGCTGGAGCAGAAACGAATTGCCGCGCGGGATCTGGCGGATGAAAAGCGGAGGCAGAGACGGTAATGGCAGAGATGGTGATTGACAAGGCTGGCAAGGTGTCGGTGGATCGAGAGCTAGATGTGATCTGTATCGACGGTGTTAAGTGCTCAATGGAGTTGCTCCCGCACTGCATGAATCCCGATCCGATGAAGTTCTATCGCGCTGTGAGGAATGGCGAGACGCTAACCATCACAGCTTATGACCGTGCCGGCGTGTGGGCTGAAATTCAATCTGGTAAGCGCGAGGAGCTCTGCGCTTCGCAGGAGCAGCTCGACGAGCTGGGGCATGGGATTGCATATGACGCTGCCTGCTCGACGATTGAATGCAACTCGCTATCGGTGAGCGAGGAAGAGGCTGCGGGCGAGGTCGATTTCTATGACGTCAGCCCAGTTGTTGTCGACGAGCTGGCGTTCGGCGCTGTTGCGGAGGTATTGAAGTATCTGGGGATGCGTGGGCTGCTCGATCGCCATCCCGATAACCCCAACCGGGTGCGGCTGCGCGATGAAGACGAGCCGATCGCGTGACGCGGTCCGTGGCGGATGCGGAGGTTGAGCTGGCGCGGGCGATGCATGCTCCGCCGGTGATGGAGTCGAAGGCGGTTGCCGGGTGGATTGCGCGGCTGCAATCCCTGTGTGCCGAGGTTCGCAGGGCGGAGAAGCGTGAGCTGCGAAAGGATCCAACGAAGTTTATGAGAGGGAAGCAACGATGAACACTGAAGCAGGTAATTATGTGCCGGTAGTCCTTGGTTCGATTGTGCCGTCTGCGACGAATCCGCGAAAGAACTTTGACGAAGCAAGCATGGCGGAGTTGACAGCTTCGGTGCGCGAGGCGGGAGTGCAGCAGCCGATTCTGCTGCGGAAGGTGGGAGAGAAGTTCGAGATCGTGTGCGGGGAGCGGCGGTTTCGTGCGGCGACGGCGGCGGGGTTGGAGACGATACCGGCGATCGTGCGCGAGCTCGACGACGCGGCGGCGTACCAGGCGCAGATCATCGAGAACCTGCAGCGTGAAGGCGTGCATCCTGCCGAGGAAGCCGACTCCTACGCGGCGATGATGGGGCCTGACGGTCTCGACATGTCGGTGGAGGACGTCGCCAAGAAGGTCGGGAAGACGACGGGGTACGTGGCCCAGCGGCTTCGGCTGCGGATGCTGGAGATCGATGCGAAGCTGCTTTTTATCAAGGGCACGATCACGCTTGGCCATGCTCTGTTGCTGGCACGGTTGACGCCTGTCGACCAGGAGCGGGCGATTCGCTTCATGCTCGACTGCGATCCGAAGTATGACAAGCGCAGCATCACAGAGCTGGTGCGGGCGCGGCTCGGCCTGCGTGCGGATCCAGTGGAAGGCGACGATGAAGAGGATGACGACGAAGACGAGGGCATCAGCTACAACATGCCGAATCCCCAGGTGGCGAAGTATATGCGCCACGGCCGCCGCATCGTCGACGCGACGGAGGCGCAGCTCAAGCGGTGGATCGAGTCGAACGTGCTGCTGAAGCTGGCGAGCGTTCCCTGGCGGCTGGACGATGCGGAGCTGCTGCCGGCGGCGGGTGCGTGCGTGACCTGCCCGAAGCGGTCGGGATCAAATGCGGCGCTCTTCGGCGATCTGACGGCCGAGTCCGATGTGTGCCTCGATACGGTGTGCTTCTCGGCGAAGCAGGATGCCACGCTGAAGGCGCACAAGGCAGCGGCGAAGGACGATGGCATGCAGCTGCTGAAGGTCTCGTCGAAGGCCAGCGAGGCGGAGCTGGAGGAGATCGCGGTCAGCAACGGCAGCTGCGTGACGCGGAAGACCGTGAAGCGCGGGCAGTGGGTTCCGGCGACGGAGAACGGGAAGACGAGTTGCGGGAATACATTGCAGGCACTGATGGTCGACGGTCCGGATAAGGGCAAGCTGATCTGGTGCTGTGCCGATCAGAAGTGCAAGGTGCACAAGCATGACATTCGGAAGCCGGGGAGCTATGGGTACTCTTCTCCTCCGGTCGATCCGGTGAAGGCCGCTGCGGAGAAGGCGAAGGTTGAGGCCTTCATCGCTGGCGAGAGTGCACTGCGCCGCGAGGCGTATGACCTGATCGTGATGCATGTTAAGGAACCGGAGCCGAAGGAAGATCCAGACGGCGCGATTCTGCGGTTCTTTATCTTTGAGAAGCTCGATGGAATGTATGGCGATCAGGCCGATAGCGAAAAAATCTGCGTGGAGTTGGGCATTCCAGTTCCGCCGAAGATTGAAGCGGCGAAGACCAGTGCGCAATACAGCGAGGATCGAAAGAGGGACCAAAAGATTGATGATCTCCTGCGGAAAGCGATTGAGACGGCCACTCCGGAGCAGTTATGGCTCATCGCTTTCCATGTGATTTCTCTCGATGTGCTGGATGTCAGCGAGCACCACGCTAAAAATGTCATCGGAGGCCGCCGTGAGCTGCTTGCTGTCGCTTCGAGGCATGGGCTGGCGAAGTCGGTGCAGGCTGTGTTTGATCGTGCGGTGAAGAAGGCAACGGCCAAACCTGCTGCGAAGAAAGCTGCGCCGGCGGCGAAAGTTGTGGCTAAGGGTAAGAAGGCTCCGAAGGCAAAGCTCTCGGCCGAGTCGCGCAAACGGATTGCCGATGCGATTAAGAAGCGGTGGTCTGCGGCGGGGAAGAAGGCGGCTAAGGCGTGAAGGCGAAGTGGTGGACGTGCCGGTGCGGCAAAGCGCAGGTGACGACGGCGGCGGGGACTCCGGTGTGTGAGGCGTGCGGCCAGCCCGCTCCTTTCACGCGGGAGGCTCCGCGTGGGCAGGGTGGTTTTGATTTTGGGGTACAGAAAGACGAGGTCAAAAGTGAGTGAACGGGAGCTAAGTAGGGTGGAGATCGAAGCGGCTAGGAAGCTCGCTCCGCGCATGGATGAGATTTCCTTGCAGATATTCGCTGCTAGTGCTGTGTGTGGATTGATGTACGATGCTCGTCCGGAATATCCGACCTCCAGCAAAGGGAAGCATTACGATGTGACCGGGTTTTACCAGCGTAAGAAGGGTTCAAGGTGATCGACAATGGCAATTGAGCCGGGGGCGATTTGTTGTAGCTGTGGGTGCGAGATTGTTGGGCATCGGCTGGCGCGGACGTTTGCGGGGCATACGTTCAAGGCGGTGGAGATCCATCGGCACACGTTCTGCGCGGAGCATGCATGCAACCGCGAGGCGTGGTCTGAGTTCAGTGGCAAGCGGACAGCGGCGTGCAAATGCAGCGCGAAGACGGCAAAGAAATAGGGGCAGTGGGGTTCGATGAGTGCGACTTTGGTGGGGGCAGTGTTGAAGATCGGTCCGGACGACAGGACACAGCGTTTCGTGATGGCGCGCTTTGTCAAGAATGCCGCCTAGACGCTGACCACGAGCGGCGGCGGATATCTCATTCCGACGGAACTCGAAGCTGCTCTTGAGGTCGCCCTGAAGTTCTATGGCGGCATCCTGGGCAACGTTGGAACATTGGAGACGAGCACTGGAGGTCCTCTCGACTATCCGACGATGAATGACACCTCGAACACTGGTCGCATCATCGGCGTCAATACGCAGGTCACCAATACCGCTCTGACGTTTGGGCAGGTGGCTTTTACCAGCTATATCTTCAGCTCGGATATTGTTCTCATTCCGCTGGCCCTACTGCAGGATGCAATCTTCGATGTGAACTCGCTGGCATCCGGCGCGCTTGGCGAGCGTCTCGGGCGTCTGCTGAACAACAAACTGACGGTTGGCAGTGGAAGCGGAGAGCCGACCGGCATCGTTACGGCAGCAGTGGCGGCCGGAAATACGGTCACCGCAGCGACGGGCGGCGCCACTTCTGTTACCTATAACAACCTGGTCGACCTTGAGCATGCGGTCGATCCGAACTACCGTCAGGGGAGCAAGTATATGTTCCACGATACGACCCTGAAGGTGCTGAAGAAGCTGGTCGACAGCTCCAATCGTCCGCTCTGGCAGCCTGCATTGACGGCGAGTTTCGGGCAGGGTGCACAGCCATCGATCCTTGACCATCCTTATGTCATCAACAATGACATGGCTGTGATGGCCGCGAACGCCAATTCGATCCTGTTCGGTGACCTGACGAAATATAAATACCGCAAGGTTGCGGGCGGTACCTCGATCATGCGGTTGACCGAGCGTTATGCCGATTACCTGCAGGTAGGCATCATGGCCTTCCTGCGCGCGGATGGCAACCTCATCGATGCCGGCACGCACCCCGTCGCAGTCTTCGTCAACTCTGCAACATAGTCCAGCCTGTATTCGGAGACGGTCGCATCGGCCGTCTCCGAATCAGTTTCTCCCTATCTTTTCTTTGAGGTGAACCCATGAAAGTGCTAATTCTGATGTCGATTGCGGGAAATGAAGATCCACTTTACGACCTTCCGCATTTTTCCTTTTCTCCGGGGGATATTGTCGAGCTCGATGACGATCTGGCTTCTGCGTGGATCGATAGCGGTATCGCCGGCGATCCCCCCGCGTCAAAGGCTCCGCTGACTCTTTCGGCAAAAGCCGAGGCAGCTGCGAAGGCTAAAGCAAAGGCGAAGTCCGATGATGATGCTGACGCTGCTGCAAGTCGCAAGGCCGCGATCGCCGAGTTACTCGCAAAATGCCCTCAGCCGGAAGCTGTAGCTCAGATTGAGGAGGCGCGCATCAGTGGTTCTCCCATGCATTTGGTGGCCGCCGCCATCGCGGAGAAATTCAAGGAAGGCGAATAGGCCATGGCGCTTGTCACCATCATTGAGCCCCAGTCGGAGCCGGTGAATCTCGCGGCAATGAAGCAGTATCTTCGGCTCGACGCGGGGTTCATGGATGACGATGACCTTATCCTGGGTCTCATCCAGGCGGCTCGGCGCTGGGCCGAAACATTTACACGCAGACGGTTCATCTATCAGACCGTACGCCTTGAGATGGATTTCTTCCCCGGCTACATCGATGCGAATGTAGTTGGCGGTGCTTCGCATTATGCGGCTACCTTCGTCAGTGGTGCCAACCTTGTTCTCGCCGGAATACGCTATGCGATCCAGATGCCTTTTCCGCCAGTGCATCGCATTGCTGCATTCAAATATTTCGACCAGAATGGAGATTCGAAGGACGTGCCTTTGGAGACGGGTTATGTTGCAGACCTCGATTCCAATCCTGCGCGGCTGATGCCTCCGTTTGGGCAGTTCTGGCCAGTTGCGCAGGTCATTGCCAATGCTGTTCGGGTGGATTTTGTCTCCGGCTACGGTGCCAATATCGCAGTGAGCACAACCCAGGGTTCGTCAGCTCTTGCGGGTTATAGCTTTGTCGCTGAAGATATCGGATCGCCAATCACTATTGCCGGCGCAGGAGCCAGCGGTGCAAGTCTTGCCGCGACCATTACTGCTGTCGACGGTAATGGAAATGGAACGCTTTCACTCAGCGCGGCGACAACCGTTGGTGCTGCGGCGACTTATCTGGGAAAACCCGTTCCGCTGATGATTGGAGTCGGCATTATGTTGCTCGTCAGCTACTGGTATGAGGAGCGTTTCCCTGACGATCAACGCATTCCCGCTGCCGTGAAGGCAGTCCTTTCGCCCTATCGGGATCTGAGGTTTTAGGATGCGACGTTCACCTAGTCTTGGCAATCAGAACCCGTTGGCGATCGATGCGGGCACTCTGCGTCACAAGGTCCAGATCCAAGCGCAGTCGATGGTGGGTGATGCAGATACTGGAGAGCCCAGCGCAACATGGAGTGATGTGTTGGCTGCCTTCGCACGGATCGATGCCGTCTCCTCGAGGCAAATCTTTCAATCAGGACAAGGTTTGCAATTTGTCTCTCAGGTCACACATCTTGTGACGATTCGTTGGCCTGGCTTCAGTGTTGGTATATCGGGCGGCATGCGGGTTTTATTCGGAATTCGGATATTTCAGGTGCAGATAGTAGAGAACGTTCAGGAAAGAAATCGGATACTCAAATTGCTTTGTCTTGAGATCAATGGTGGGAATAGTAACTGCTCGTAGGTCTGGGGAATTCTCATGATTGAGTCTGATATCCGGAAGCTGGTTGTAGCTTCTGATGCGTTTGCCCAACTCGCGGATGGTCGTCTCTATCCAGTCCTTTTCCCAGAGTCGACATGCTTTCCTGCTGCTACGTATCAACTCATCTCTTTGAGGGGGACGTATGCGCTTGATGAAGCAGTAAATCTTATGCAGGCCCGCATGGAGTTCGATGCGTGGTCTGAAACATACTCTGCTGCGAAGCAATTAATGGCCGCGATCCATGCAGCCATC